GTACCTGCGTTTGGGGACAAAGAAGATGAACGGTACTTAGGTATTCTAAGAAGGGGAAGTCAAGTAATTGGCGCAGGTCAAATATTTGAAACGGTATATGACGTTAATTTTGCATCACCTTTCAATATTGATGGGATTCCAAATAGGTTGAAAATACCTAATTTCGACGTAAATAATAACCTAATTAATTACACAATAACCAAAAGAGAAACTGTAGTTAATGGGATTACAAAGGTCTTCAAAAGAACCATTCTTCCAAATGATGTAACACCCTTCTTTAGTTTTTTCTTACCTGAAAAAAATGTCTTAGGGATTACATCGATGATACAAAAGCCTGGAACTGCCTATTCGAATATTCCATCGGATCAAGAATTTTTAGGTGCTCAAGGTAGATGGTATGAAGTCCCAGCGTTGGCTGAGAGTCGCATATTTGTTGAGGATCCATCAAAACCATCCGATGATCCAGCAATCAAAGTAGGTGTATACATTGAAACTCAAAACAGGTTTATCACAGAATACACACCCGAGGGTTTTTATAAAATTACTTTTGGTGGAGGTACTAACACTGCGGATGACCAACTTAGAGAATTCACGGCTTTAGATGTACCACTCAAGGTACAACGATATCAAAATAACTCACTAGCGTTGGGGGCTATACCACAAGCAAATTCGACATTATTTATTCAATATAGAATCGGTGGTGGGCTTGGTACAAATTTGGGGGTCAATGTAATTAATCAAATTGGATCTGTAAATTTCTTTGTAAATGGTCCATCTGAGACAATCAATACCCAAGTAGTTAATTCTTTGGTTTGTAATAACCCAACTGCAGCTATAGGAGGTGCGGGATACCCATCGACTGAGGAGATTAGAAATTACGTAACATACAATTTCAGTGCTCAAAATAGAGCGGTAACAATCCAGGATTATGAAGCTGTTTTAAGAAATATGCCACCACAATTTGGTGCACCTGCAAAAGTTTCAATAACTGAAAATAATAATAAGATAAATGTTAATGTTTTGTCATATGACCAAAATGGCAGATTGATTCCTGAGGTATCTCAAACTTTGAAAAATAACATTGCTGAATATCTTTCAAACTACAGAATGATAAATGATTATGTAACAATTGGCAGCGCTCAGGTTATTGACATTGCAATAGACACTTCAGTGGTATTAGATGCGTCACAAAATCAAGGAGTTGTTATCACTAATATAATTGACAAAATTACTTCATTTTTCAGTCCAGCAATCAGAGGTATGGGACAAAATATAGTACTATCTGAACTTTATAGAATTATACAAAACGAAAATGGAGTGTTGAGCGTCAACGACATTTCAGTCTTTGGAAGAGTTGGTGGGCAATATTCATCCGCACAAACTTCAATGCCATATTCAAATTCTGAAACTAAAAAAATATCTTTGGTTGATAATACAATTTTCGCAGAACCAAATCAAATTTATCAAATCAGATTCCCAAATAGAGATATTACTGTAAGGACCAAAAACTACCAGTCAATTATTTTGACATAAGAATTCACTTATAGATTCGTACAACTACATTTTGAAAAATAGTACTATTACTATTTATCAAAAAAAGACATTTTTATGTCCAATAGTTACAGAATCAGAACCCAGGTTGGGGTAGACAAACAAATCAATATTCAATTGGATCAAGACTTTGACCAATTAGAAATTTTATCATTGAAAATAAGACAACAAGACGTTTATCCGAGAATTTGTGCTGACTATGGAGTTGTTGCTGGAAGAGTTATTGTAAATAATGGATTTGGTATTCCAAATGTTAAGATAAGTATATTTGTACCGTTAGATTCAATAGACCAAAATAATGAGATAATCTCTAATCTATATCCTTACATTGATGTTACCGATAAGAATGATGAAGGTTATCGTTACAATTTGTTACCATATGAAAAACAACATGGTGGTCACACACCAACAGGTACTTTCCCTTCCAAGCGAGACATTGTAACAAATCCCGCATTGATCGAAATTTATGAAAAATATTATAAATATACGGTTAAAACAAATGGAAGTGGTGATTTTATGATTATGGGTGTTCCTTTAGGGGAATGGAAATTAGTTATGGATTGTGATTTATCGGATATTGGACAATTTTCTTTATCACCACAGGATTTAATCGATATTGGACTTGCAACGCCCGAACAAATTGATGGAAATAAATTCCCATCATCTAATAATCTCATTGAACTACCACAAATAGTCAATCAAATACAAACAATAGAGGTATTACCTTTTTGGGGAGATCCTGAATCTTGTCAAATTAGAATAACTAGACAAGATTTTGACTTAACAGAATCAGGAGTCAAGATCACACCATCGGCTCTTTTTATGGGGTCATTGTTTTCCAATGTAGATGAACAAAGCTTAAGTAAAAGATGTATACCTAAAAATGGGATTGGAAAACTTTGTAATCTCACTTCTAGTCCTGGAGAAATTATTGCTATACGACAAACTCTATTTAACGATGAAAATGGATATCCAATTCTAGAACAAGCAGAGTTACCTTCAGGAGGTAAAGTTATAGATGTTGATGGTGTATTTTTGTTGAATGTTCCGATGAATATGGACTATGTAACAACAAATGAATTTGGAGAACAAATTATTAGTTTAGACCCATCTGTTGGTATTCCAACATCAGGAAAATATCGTTTTAAAATTAAATATGAACAACCTCCAACTTTTGAAAAAAGAGAAATACGAAGAGGTTATTATTTGGTACCAAATATAAAAGAGTATGGATGGTCCGCATCACAAACAGATCCCGCTTATGATCCCAACACTAATTCAAATAGTTATAAAAAGTTTCAAAGTTCATACTATTTTGGTTTGGACTGGTCTGGTTATACTAATGGATTTAGTTTAGTAAATAACGAGTTCATTGATAGAATGTCAGAAATGGTCAATTGTCAAGACACGTTCTATCAACTCAAATATAAAAAAGTTTATACGACCGCAGCATTGATTGATAATTTCAAAAGTGGTGTATTTGTAAACAGATTTGTAGCAATCAAAGATATAACTGATGAAACTTGTGAAAGTGAAATTAATAAGTTCCCAGCCACAGATGCTAATTATAAATTTGATTTTATTTATTTTATTGCCAATATTTTATTGACGGTCTTAAATCCAATATTACTTGTCCTTATTGTTCAACTACATGTACTTTCATTATTACTAACATTCATAAGAGAATTTTTTATAGCTGTAGTTTTACCAGTTGTCAATCTAGTTTATAAATTGTGTAGTTGGGCTAGAAAGTTAGGTTTTAGAATCAAGTGTAAAGAACCACCATCACCATCTGAAATCAGAACGAGATTTCCTGATTTGAAAAAAATCAAATTACCGATGTTAACGTATCCAGATTGTCAAGCTTGTGATTGTTCAAGTGATGATATATTGGGTAGTGGTGGATTTTATGATACAAGTTGTAATGCAGATTTAAGTGTTTCCGAATATTGGACACAACCGTATAATATTGGACCTAATTCAGATACAATAGAATTAGAAAAAATTCAGTATATGTTTGCAGGATGGGCTTATGACGACGGGGAAGAACCAAGAGGAAATCCATGGGAACAAAGGATACCAAAATCGGAATTCAACGCTAGCGTTTCTAAAAGTTGGTTTTATTATGTAAATATGTTACCTCCATGGGAAATTATTAATATGTTTTCATTGAAGGGAAAATACTTTGAAAACCCCGTTCCAGGTCAAACAGGGGGAGGTATTAGCCGAATAGGTGTTACTTTCAACCCAGATTTTAATGTCGGGAAACAACACTATGACAACGCTATCGCCCTGTTAGTTGATGAGCAATGTTTTGCGTCTTTATCGGGTCAAACATTACTTACGTTTCAAAATCCTAATTTATCCAAAGATATCAACGCAGCCAATATTATATCAGGTGTAACTTATACAAATATAGATATAGAAGTAAATTACGCCAATCCTTTAAACACTAATCAACCAAACAACTCAACGATTTACAGAATAGGTGGTAATGCTCCTTTACAAGCCACGGATTCTAAATACTTTTTTCCTTCAGATTTGGAATATTTCCAGGTTATTACTGGAATGTCTTATAATCAGTTTGTTTCCTTAAATGTAATAAACCCTTCTTTTCAGAATTTTATTGTATTGTCTGATAGTTTATACAAAAGATTATCAAAAGAATTTACTTTATATTGGAATCCATCTGCAAGGCAAATAGGTGCACCTTTTGCGGCTCCGACCTTGAGTGATTATTTGAGTTATTATAATGGACAACCACTTTACATAATTTTTATGGTGAGAGGGGTTGACCCATACAGTGGTAAACATAAAGTAAAATATGATTTATCTAGATTATTTGGGTATTTTTTCCCAAACAAAATAACTGTTGAGGGAAATTATTATTTAAATATACCAATACAAGCTGGTGGTCGTTGTGTCAGACACGATCAATTAGTTTCAAATTCAGATACACAAACAGATGGAAATAATTCCAACGCAACACTAAGGCTTTACTACGATTCCTATCTTTTTCAACCTGGAGTAAATTGGAATTCTTACAACTCAGATTTACATTTATATTATTCTTCGTTAGATGGTACACAAATAAATAAATTTCAACCACCTGGGGTTTCTACATTACCTTCAATTTACAATACATCAAACTTTAACCTTGTATCCTATGACGTTAAAGAAACCACATCATCTTTGAAATTAGAGGTAAATTTACAAGGAACGAATGCATATAGTCAAGATGAATATATTGAAGGAGGTTCTTACATTAGATACATTACACCGACCAACTTTCAAGGAAATGTTAAACCATTTGCATATTTCGGTCCATCGTACATAAATGGTTCTTATTCTACACCGACACCACCACCGAACAGACCTATTTTACAAATGATCGACCAATTCAAATTGGTAATGAGAACCGACAGATTGCCTACAGGTACTGACCTAGATACTTTAGGTAGTAATACATTTTCGTTTCAGTGTAGTACAAGTTTAGGGTTTTATTTCATATCTGAGTCTGGTACAACAAGTATCATCTTAGGAGATCTAATACCGGATCCCAATTTGGAAGATTTGAATGATGATATTGTTACGGGTAACACAACTCAAAAAATTTTGGAAAGTTTAACTTGTCAGGGATTGGTTGATTTAGATTGTTATGAGGGTTACGGTTCTAACTTAATAATAAAACCGTCAACAGATCCGTGTAACACTAATACAGTCAATAATTTACCAGTAATCAAAGATGGGTGTTATGTGTTTTTGAATGAACCTTTTGGAAGTTTATTTGGAAGAAATAACGATTTTACAATATTGAATGAATGGAGACTTAGGTTTCGGACAACACTTGCCTTATGCCGTGGAGTCGTTTCACAAAGTTTTAATAATTCTTGGGTGAATGGTACTTTATTTGCATTCCCATTTAGTAGTAATGTTTTCTTCGATTCTAATAACAAACCATTTGTTAGGAGAGTAGGACCTAATGTCCAAGGACAATCTGTTGAGTATAGTTTTTGTGGATTACAATTAGCATTTGAAGAACAATCAAATAATTTTTATTACAGATCTAGCCCCTACAGTTTAACTTCAGGATTTGTTGGCGCGTCGTTTAGTCCAAACTTTTACAGAAGACAGTCAAACACAAAATACTTAAAATACCCGACCACTATGGTAGATTTGGGTCCTCAATTTTTTTGGACTAAAGATGTCTACTATTCCAATGATTACTACGGGTTTAATATGGATAATTTGGACGCAACAACGTATGGTCCTACAGAAAATCTAACATCTATATTTGTTCTTTCACGAATTCTTAATACTAACGAATTTTTCTCGGCAGGGGTAGTAAGAGGTTTATTTTCTAGATCTAACTTAAGGGTTGATGGTGACTATGCTCAAATGTTACAGATAAATTCTCAATACGGTATAAATCCATTTAACGCTGAAAATTATCCTGATAATGGAACAAGTTCATCTTCCATTTATTTTGGATTAGTACCATCCGTAATTAACACTAGGCCTAAATCGGTATTTGGTATTTTTTATTCGGGGGAAACTTCGGACAGAGATCTGATTTCACCCAAAAGAATTGACTACACACTCACTGGTTCTGTTTCAGATTTCGTAGCGGACAGTTTACCTCTTGTAGATCAGACGGTTCCATTTTACCCGTGGAAAAATAATGGATACTCAAATACACCAAGTAACGGAGTATTTTCAATTTTTGGGACTGAAGCAAATAGTTGGGTTACGGATAAAAGTTCATTTTCAGCTTTCACGTATCAAAGGTTGGATAGATTTTATGTTCCTTTCTTTGTCGGTGGAAACCAACAAGTTCAAAATTCTTTAGGTTATATCTACCAAACAGATAATTCAGGAAATAATTTACCAACAGTAGTACCTGGAACAACAAATTTGGAAACCCTTACTTCAGGACCATATTATTTTTATTTTGGTATCAAAAATGGTGCTACTGCGATAGATAAATTTAGACAAAAATATATTCCAAACTAAAATGATGGACGTACAAAATTATCTTGTGGTAAAACCTGATTTGTTAAATGCAGAGGCACCTCAAACAGATATTAGTATCAATACTCAACTTAACGAAACACAATCTGAAATAGTTGAGTACGATCAAACATCTAACATTAGTTTGATTACAGTGTTTGATAATGAGAGACAACAATCAAATATTTTCAGACCTACTGTAAAAATTTCATACATTTATGAAAACAACATAGAAGGATATTGTCCAAATCCATCTTGGTCAAATTATTTGAATAAACTTTATTATACCAAACCAACACAATCTTTAATATCACAACAATGGAGTGGAGTTCCATCCTATGAAGAATTCGAATTCATAAGAACAGATATAAATAATCCTCAATTAAATAAAACCTCGTTTAAAGGGTTTATAACTAAAAGTTCCTCAACTTATAATTGGGCAGTCAGATTATCATATCCATTCGAAAATTTGACTGGGGTCACGATGTCACACAACTTTCAATCCAATCCACCATTCAACTGGGTTGTGAGTGATGGAATTCCGTTTATTATATCTGTAGGTATTGACAACGGACTACAGATATTACAATTTAATTGTCCTGTAAAACATGGGTTATCAATAGGTGAATATGTTAATTTATCTTCAGGTTTTACATACAACAACATAAATACATATCAAGTTTACAGTTTAGGCAACAACACGTATGGCTCTGACGAGTATATTTTCAATCTTTATAACGTCGGTTACACAGGTAATACTTTTTTTTCAGGAAAAATTGGAACTTTTAAAAGAGTAATCGACATATACAATACAGGTGAAACTACGTCGAGGTATTACATTAGAAACCATAAAATTATTACAAATGCTGAGGATACAATAATCACTAGAAGCGGTTTTGAGGAAAATTCTTATAGTAACAAAGCGGCTTATCAATTGTCAGCATTAACACCTAACAAAATCGCCAATATATCTCGATATCAAAGTTCATATACATATAATGCAACGTTTGAGAGGGACTTCGATTTGTCTAATATGTTAGACAATAATGGTAAACCTGTTACTGAACTTTTTGCCACATTTCAATGGTGTGGGTATTTTGGTTGGCATAATAGGTTACAAAGAGGTTGGCAATTGAATTTGACAAGTGGTACTACAAACAATTGGTTTGATTTTACAAATACGGACTCTTACGAAACTAATTTACAGACAGTTTACACACAAGTCGAAAGAACATTATCGAACGTTAATCCTAATACATTTTTTTTCAACATCAATCTACCTAAAAAAAGTGGAGATACGGTTTATGGAGATTTTTGTGAATATAATGATTCTGAACAATTAGAAAGAGTAGTGTCATCGTATATGAATAAGTTTACATATAACCAAACTTTGTTTACCACGGACGTTACTGCGAATTTAACAAATCCGAATGGTTACTATTATCAAGTACATTTTCCAATTACATTAAAAATTTTTTCAGAGTACATTGAAACTGCCGCGCCTAATAGTGTTGTTGGTGTACCAAGTTACGCATTTTTTTCACAAAATCAAAATCTTTGGTTGTGGAGAGATATCTACGAGTATGGATTCATTGATAGTCAAGGGAGAGGAGTTGATTACCCATTTCTTAATGAAGCACATTACCCATTTAAAAATGTTGTGTTTAAATTATATTCCGATGAATCTTCATTCAATGTTACAGATTTTTATAAAATAACGATTATACCTTTAACCGACCCTTGTGAATAAGTTAGAAGTCATTTTTAATAACACATCGAAAGATCTAATCATCCCATTAGAATCTAGTTGGGATTTCTATGGTCAACAACAAGGAGTTGAAGAATATGAAACTAGTGTTATAGAACAAATTTTAAACAAAGATCAAGATTTTGAAGTATCAAGATTTGAACATAACTCCTATTATACTAATACAAAGGAAGAAACTTCATTAAATTATGAATTTTGGTTATACAACCCTAATTTGATTAACCCAAACACGACCATACCATCTCTTTCTGGTACATGGGAAAATTCATATACATCGAAGTTTTCCAATAATGAAATATATTATCAACAGGAAACATTCAAAAAATCTTTTTGGAAATTAGATTTATATGATTCTCCGAGTACGCTGAACCAAAAAAATTATATTACAATTGTTTTACCAACACATCAAGGACTTTTACAACAAATTCAAGTTGGGTTTTTCCAAAATGTTTTAATAAAGAAACCTAAATATGTTCTAGATTATTTGGGAGACAAAGAAGGATTTTTTATTTATTGGTTGAAAAAAAGAAACTACTTAGATTTAAGTACTTTTTATATGTCGGCAAAGTTTTTCAATGGGGTTACAGGACAATTTATCAGAATGATGAACAAACCTCAATACCAACTAACAAACACATCAAATCCTTTCACATTTAACCAAGAGGAATATTTTTATTACAGAGTGAATCTTGATTACTCAACGCAAAAGTATGAAGTGTTTAGGTATCCAGACATTATAAGAGTTGGGAGTGTTTTAGAACCCATAAAATGGTATGAATATGTAAATCCCTAATTTATGGAAACTCAAGTTTTAAAAATAAAAATTTCACCTGAATTTTTACTTACTAACAAAACCGAAATTCAGGTTTCAGGAGAAACATATGGGGTCTATTCAGGAATGACACAAATGTTGAGAGGTGGTCCAAACCAAACCTCACTTTTTACAGGATTTACATTTCCAATTTTACTGACGCAAACAACGATCGATGTAGGATATTTTTCAGTTTTCGATGGTGCGATATCTCAAATAAATGTGGTTAGTAATTTTATTTTTTCATCAACAACAGGAAACCCTTATACGTGGTATATCTACAACACCTCAGACGCTGAGTTCAAGTCATTTTTAAATCTATCAACTTATCGTGTTGATTGGGGTGACGGTTCTCCCTTGGAAAGTATCACAGGGTATTCACCGAATTCCATAGTACATAACTATCCGAACAATCCTAGTGGTTACACAATCACACTAAAACAGATAAATCCTTGGGGTAACACGACAGTCGTTAAACAAATTCAAACACCTTATCAGTTGGTACCAATATTGGATCCTACTGGAGAAGCATTTTTTACACCTATGGTTGGAAGTTGGACCGGTACTCCAATATCATACAATTACATTTTCAGTGGAGACGCAGTTAACACGGTTGCAAATCAAGTAACATCAGCTTATATTCCTGTTCCTTTTACAGTTAGTGGTGTAACAACTTCTAGAATAAGAGAACTTTTTATTTATGGACCACCACCTAATTACCGACTAAATACTCCCGTGATACAAAACGGAGATATATTTGGAATAATTACAGATATGAATGCAGTTTTTACTGCTTATACTATACAAGATATCAATTTTGTTGACTATAGTGATAACACAACACTCTATTTTTTAGGTTCAAGTGGATTAACAGAAAATCATTTAGTTGCGGTTCCTTTGGTCAAAGATGAATTATTGTTGGGTATTGTTTCTGAACCTGAGGTACAATCCGACATATTCATTGATCGTGGTAAAAATTCAGCATTAGAAAGAATTCAAAGGCTTGGTGAAGTAGATAGTTTAAGGGATTTAACTACTTATGGATATGGATTTTTTGATGTTACCTAAAATGAAATTTTGATATTTATAAATAAAGTAAATTAAAAAAAAATGGCAATAGGAACATACGGAACAATAAGACCTGCTGACTGTTCTCCAGAAGACGTAGAAATTTTGATGAATTATACACCATCAAGAGATGTCACCAATGATTTTGTTCTTACTAGATTAGATGCAACTCAAATTTTGAGACCCTATTTTAATAACGCACAAACTGGAGGTAACAACAATGAAATTTTGGGGGGTCTTTATAATTTGAGACTACCAGCGGAGACATTTACTCAACTCGGGATTTACACATTATACATTCGTCCAGCACAAATCAGAACTTCAATCACTGATTGTAACGTGTTATCAGCATTACCTAATGTAAAAGGAATTATTATTGACTTATCAAACGTACCAAGTCAATATGTAAATAAATTCCAAGCACAAGGATTGGTTGGGTTCAGGGTGGAGTATCTCGATAGTAATGGAAGTAAAATTCCAAATTTTTTCAGAATAATAACATCAAACTTTTTTTGTGAAGCGATTGTACAAAATTTAACCAATACGTCTCAGAAAGCAATTAGATACAGATACAGTGAAGGTCAAACTAATTTAGTTTTCTGTACCCTATCACCTAGTAGTTCTCCAAGTAACAATCCTGCCGCAACACCTTTTATAGGTCAACCTGGTCAAAATATTATTGTATCAAATACATTTTTCAACCCACTTACTGTTGAAGTTCAAGTAACCCAATATGATTTGGAAACACTTAATATTGCGTTCTACGGTAATCAGACCAAGTCGATGGAGGATGGTATCTATACAATATACGATCCACAAAATAACATATATCAACAATTTAATCTTTATGAAATCAAAGATGAGTTTGATAATCTACTATTCGAGGTTAAACAAAATAGAGGTGAAAATATTGATTTCAGTAAATCTTTTCAATTAATAACACAACAATAAGTGAATGGAAAGAAGGTTTTTTCGAACTAACGGAGCATCAGGAGCCGATACACCATTCGATAATATTGTTGGTTTACAAACGGTAACTGGTGGAGGGTTAACTCAAGGTAACTTTGAGTTCGATATCTCTTTGTCCGAAAAAAACAACAGAACCTTTAATATTGGAGTTTTCGGAGATCCAATATCATTGGATGTTTTAGGATTAACTTCAGTCAATGAATCACGAGAATTACAATCAAAAGAATACAGGGTTTTCCCGAATATTGATTTATCGTTAGTAACCAATTTCACTCTTTATGGTTCATTGAGAAAACGACTTGAAGTTTCAGTTCAACGAATACTTGGTTTTTTCCCTGCAGGATTACAAATTGATTTTCTCGATTTAGATTATTCTACAGGAAATACCGCATACAATATCTCTTATAATCAGATATCGGATTTGACGACACTAACAATAAATGTTAGTAAAATTCAAAATCCATTTTCAATTGATTATAGTTCTAGGTCTAGAATTAATTTGCAAAATAGAGAGTCAGAATTTTCACCAATACGAGACCTAACTAATCGTTTCAGAGATTATGTTTTGGTGGTTGAGGGGGTTAGTTATACTATTATAGATTTTAGACCTTCAGATAGCTTAACTTCAGGAACTATTACATTAAAAATTACAGGTAAACCTTTTGACACGAGTCTTACAAATTCAAATCTTTTAATAAGACCAAGTGATTTTTATGTTGAAAAAATATTTTCAGAAGATTTCGATGAAGTAGTTCAATTTTTATTGAACAGATTAGTCACACCAAAATATACTGCAACTTTTGCAGTACCAGTTGAGGGGGACAATGGAATAGTTGCTATACAAGCCAAATCAATTACCTTTCCTCTAGATGGTATTTGGAATTTGGACATCAGGACCAACAATTTCGAAAACTATTTGAGTAAACTTAACGAAATTGGTCAACAATTTGACGAGTTCAAAACCAACTTAGTTACAAGATTTTTAACAACAAACTCATTTTTAGAATTTGATACCCAAGACCAAAAAGTATTCAAAGTACTTCAAATTTACGGTAGGAGTTTTGACCAAATAAAATTATACATTACCGCACTTGCTAATATGACAAGTGTACAATACCAACTAGGTGACACCATACCCGATGAGTTGTTAAAATATTTAGCACAAACGTTAGGTTGGAATATAAATGTTTCACCAATTGTTCAACAAGGTTATTTACAATCAACCTTATCAACATCAGGAGTAAGTCAATATGAAGGTTACTCTCGAGAATTAACAGAAAATGAAATTAATTACAACTTTTATCAAAACTTAATTTTGAATTCGGCCTACTTGTATAAATCAAAAGGAACGAGAAAAGCAATTGAGTTTTTACTTAGATTCTTGGGGATACCCGAAGCGGTTACCGAGTTTAACGAATTTGTATATGTTGCAGATCATAGAATTGACATGAATCAATTCTACGACCAATTATTTCAACTTACAGGTGGAACTTATGTTAATGAGGTTACTGAATACGATTCTGAAATAACTTTTTCAATTTATGGAATAACCTATACAGGTTTCAGTTCTTCAACAATCGTACAATCAGTGAGTGTTAATTTCGACGACTACCCTGTTGATGAATTGGGATATCCATATGCTCCTATCGAAACTGACAATTATTTTTTCGAAAAGGGTGCGGGGTGGTTCGAATCAACTCCACAACATAGAAGTCCTGAAGTTGTTGTTCCAACATTTTCTGTCTTTACAGGTTCAAGTCCATTCGTACAAACAGAATTACAACCATTTACTTACGGTCAAGAATATTTTGAGAGATGGAGATCATTCCCTTATATGAATTTGGGATTCAATCTAAAATTAGTAAGAGACAACAAAAAATCGTGGCAACCACCGATTTTAAGAAAAAGTTCAAATGGTGGACTTAACGCCTACTATATTGTAGGAGACGATCGATTAGCGATTAACGCTAAGAATACCGAAATATATCTAAATCCAGGTCAGGGTTTATTATATGACGTGTGGTATATGTCTAGAAATTTTAACTATCCTATACCAAATTCAGGTATGACACCCGCTTACCCTAGTTTAGGGAGTTATGATTGGAGTTTCATTAATCCCGAAGCGGACAAGAAAACTTTTTTCGAATTTCAAATAGATTTTATTAGATCGACAATAAATGCTAGAGACAGATGGTTTAGTACTGACGGGAAAACGAGTGGCTATTCATCACTCTTAGATATTTTCTATAATTTCTTAGAATCGAACACAAACGCAAATGTTTCGAATTTTGGCTTCACTTATCAAAAATTGATTGAATATGTTCAGGGGATTGGATCAAATTGGATTAGGTTAATCGAACAATTTGTTCCTGCAACAACTATTTGGCAAACAGGTGTTAGATACGAAAATTCACCAATGCAAAGACAAAAGTTTGTTTGGAAGAAACAAGAACCTTGTTATTTGGTATCCGTACAAGTTGCAAGGGTTCCAGTAACACCAAGTATGACACCGTCTATAACTCCATCACCTACACCAACCAACACTAAAACACCTACTGTTACACCGACAAATACACGAACACCATCAGTCACACCTACCAATACTAAAACTCCTACCGTTACACCAACCAACACTAAAACACCTACTGTTACACCAACTAATACACTAACAAATAGTCAAACACCAACCAATACTCCGACAAATTCACAAACTAGGCCAGTGACACCGACACCTACACCTTCGGTTACGCCTACATTAACACCAACTAATACGCCCACAGTTACTAATACCAACACACAAACAAATACACCCACGGTGACTAGAACACAAACACAAACACCAACGGTAACCAAAACTCAAACACCTACACCATCATCAACCTGTCCTGGTATAACTGTAGATTGTTATAACTATCTGTTAGATAATATAGGATTTGGTTCAACTACTTATGGGTATACAAACTGTTCGAATGTTTACCAAACTATATTTGTGAATGGTGGAAACTTTACTACTGTCTGTGCAATATCAGTTCCTACAATTATATCAGGTGATGATCCTGGAACACCAACACAATTAAGTCAATGTGGATCTACATGTATCCCATTAACACCAACTCCAACACAAACTCCAACAAATAGTCCAACACCAACAAATACACCAACACCTACTAAAACACCAACAAATACACCAACACCTACTAAAACACCAACAAATACACCTACCATTACTCCAACAAATACTACTACTAATACTCCAACCAATACTAAAACACCAACAAACACAAATACTCCAACCAATACTAAAACACCAACAAACACAAATACTCCAACCAATACTAAAACACCAACAAATACACCAACAAATACTCCTACACCAACCACAACCCCTACTTTTGTTTTTTATAAACTTTATGGTACTACACTAGGGGGTAATCCTGGGTTTGATTCATTTTCTGATGCCTGTAATAATTTATTAAGTACAGATCCTCCTCTACAAGAAGTGGCTTGGTCTTTAAAACCCATAAATAATCTTACAGTTACTGACATTATTTATGAACCAAATCAACCGTTTCCTCCTACAACTCCATTTGGAAATGCCGCAAACGATTATTATGCTTTTGCGGGGAATAGCTCTAACACTGGAACTAGGTATTGGTTCCTGTTTAATAACATAAATAATTCTGGAACAATATCCGTCCCTGGAACTTGTTAACATAATTTTAAACTATGAGAATTGTCAATCCAAATAATCGTGTTTTTATTTTGAACTACAATAGTGTGGCAACAGGACAATTGTTTTCATACGATTGTAATTATCAGTTTGTTACAACCAATATTTTCCCGTGGTCAGTTGGGTCTAATGGAGTTACTTCATTCTCGGATGTACTATACAATACCTTGAATACATATTTAAATGATATTGGATTCCAATTAAATGAGTGTATATTGAGCACACTTATAACCTCGTGGTTTGTCGAGATTCAAATCGATGGAACAAATTTAATTCAAATACCCTTCTTCGAAGGATTTGGTCCATTAGAAGTACCAAATGATAATGATTGGAGGGTAGCCGTAAATACCGCTTTACTACAACTTATCGATTTTAGTTACTATTACATTGTTTTTGGTGACGTAATTACTATTTACAATTTACTATGTCCCGAAGATCAAGAAATCGAAAGTTTGAATATAAATGTTGGTATAAATTTCAAACTTGAATGTAATTAAAATATGTCACAACAATTTAATGCGATATATTCTGTAACTGGAATATGTAATAACACAAATGTTGGGTCTATACAAATTTCTGCATTTGGTGGCATAGAACCATATTTTTATACTTGGGTAGAACCACTAAACCTAACAGGTTCGTTTATCACAGGACTTGGTCCAGGCAGTTATAACGTTTTAATAAATGACAGCGCAGCTCCTGAAAATAATTATTTGTACTTAAATGTTTCAGTATCAAGTGGATTATGTTTAAATCTAATTACATCAGCAAATACCACGTGTGGTGATTCTAATGGTTCCATAATCGTTTCCGCAATTACTGATAATACTGACATAACGTACACATTATTAGATGAAAATAATAATATATTAAGTCAAATCGGTAATAATCAATCAAGTTGTCAGTTCACAAATTTAAGTGCGGGAACCTATAATGTACTAGCAAATAGTTTAGCTGGTTGTTCTGCTCGAACAGAATCTATTATTATCAACTCAGGTCGTACCTTAGACTTTGATTTTTATATTGTTGATGACACACAATGTGATGTAAATCCGACTGGTAAAATTTTTATTACAGGTTTAACGGGAAGCGGACCTTTCATTTATGAATGGACCAATGGATTCACAGGTACATCTATTACAGGATTAACGGAGGGGGTTTACGGATGTACCATAAGAAGTTCAGATAATTGTGTTTTAACTAAAGCGGCTAGTGTAGGGTTTGTCCCTTCGTTGGGTTTGGGTTCTTGGAGTGCTGAAACAATACCTACCTGTTTTAATAATGATGGGTCTTTGATATTAACTATTACAGGGGGTACTGGTCCGTATTATTATTCTGCGTCTAATGGTACAATTATAATTTCTTACGCTCAAACTCAAACATTTGGTGGTTTACCTGAAGGTATATTCACAGTCGATGTTACTGATGCTACTTTTTGTAAACAAACATATTCAACTAGTTTAGAAATAGTTAACACAATAAATAATGTTTTAATTAATGTTAGTGATTCTTTTTGTAGTATATCGGGTGGATCTATTGATATACAAGTATTTGGTGGGACACCTCCATTTATTTATTCATTATCAGGAATTACAAATTCAGAAAATGTAACAACAAACAGTTATGAGTATAGTTTCTCAAATTTATTAGTTGGAAATTATAACATCACGGTCTCAAATATTGGTGAATGCGTTTACTCACAAAATTTTACAGTTTTAGCACAAAACAAATTTACACATAATATAACAACATCAGGTACGACTTGTGGAAACGACAATGGTGCGTTATACATTGAAATCTCTTCAGGTGGGACATCACCATACATTTATAGTTTGTCCAATGGTTTTAGTTTTCAAACTGATGAAATTTCGTATACATTTCTAAATTTACCTTCAGGACCATACACGTATCAAATTACTGATATCGAGGGTTGTACACAACAAGGTACTACTTTTGTATTAAATTCACAACCTGTAAATTTTGAGTTGTATAGTATTCCTTGTATATCAGGAAATAGTGGCTCAATTACAGCTCTTATATCTAGTGGAACACCACCATTTACTTTTAATTGGTCTGAGAATGTTTCTGGGAATCCACAAACAATTTATTTGACAGGATTAACTGCGGACACATATACTCTATTAGTCACTGACAGTAATAATTGTAGTTATTCAGCTTCAACTACCATAAGTTGTTATCAAATTATCTCAACTTATCAAGTTTACGGAATGTCTGAAAATAATTTTTCATACATATCAGGTTCTAAAAAAGGTATGATAGAAATGTTAAATGAAGGTTATGTTAACTTGATTAGTGGATTAGGTGGTTGTTTGTTGAGTGCAACTACATTTACTGTCCAAACACAAATACAGGGTACTACTTTTTCAAATTTATTTTATGTTGGTTCATCATTGATAGATATACCATCAGATCAACAATGGTATGACGCGGTTTATTCATTATTGTCTCCGATCGCACAAGTTTACACGTTAGAAGAACAAAATAGTAATTTGACCATTGAAATACCTAATAATCCAATAGATCCCGTATTCGAGGTTAATTTAATTATTGATTATGTGGTTAATTGTTTATCCACACCAACACCAACACCAACTGTATCATTAAGTCAAACACCTACAAATACACCAACACCTACGGTTACACCATCAATAACACCAAGTAAACCTTGAAATTGAATATAAATGGACAAAATATACTAGACCAAGTTGCAACTTTATTAACCCTATGTTTTATTAAGATACAAGGATGGCATTAATTGAAATATCATCAATAACTGGAACTTCGCCCTATCAACTATTTGTTTCTGACATTTATGGAAACAATGAAACATTTATAGCTTCTTTTTCAGGGGCAGTTCCTCCATCTCAATATTTCATATTACCGTCTTTATTTGACACAGCCCCAATAGTATCAATTAAAATAGTTGATTCAAATAATTGTCAAACTAA